ATGTGACCCAACACGGATCATTGGTGCAAATAAGTTTATTATGTTCAATACAAAATATCGTAAGCTTACAGTTTTTACAGCTAAAAATCGAGATGGATTTATTGTAAGTGGAAGCACTCTTAAAGACTTTGAAGATACATCGTATAGCTTAACACTACGTAAGCCCGAGGATATTCTTCCGATATTAGTTTCTAAAACAGAAAAACAAATTGAAAAAGCGCTCAATGATCTTAAAACAAAACGTAAATCCGCGAATGGTAGGATTAATCAAGATACCATTTTAGTGAGAGCATTATGAGTAAAAGACAAAAGGTTGTAATAAAACCATCAATCACGAAAGAAGAATTACGAATACAAGTTGAAAAGTTAGTATCACACGACAATATGACTTACACCGAAGCTATTATTGAAATATGCGAAAGAAAGGAAATTGATCCTGCAGATATGGCTAAACTTGTAAAAGGTCCATTAAAGCTTAAGCTTGAAGCTGAGGCTATGGATAGAAATATTATAAAAAGAACAACTACTACGTTGTTTTAAAATGAACGGATTTCAAGCATATCAAATATATAATGCATTAAAATTACACTTTACTACTGATTACGATGCAGTAAAATATAATTTTAAGACCGCAGTGAAAAGAGATACGTTTGAAAAAAGGCGAGATAGGTATTTCTTTGAAAAACTTTCTCGGCGATTTACGAAGGAAAAGCTAATACATTATTACACATCAAATCTTATTAAAAATCCAAACATTTGGATCGGAGATATGAAAGACGATACATATAGTAAATATACAGCTCGTCACGATAAACTTACTTATATGCTAACACAAGATATGAATAAGCTGAGTGATAATTATTCTTTTGACGAGATATGCGCTGTGAAGGATAATGCTAATCCTTTACTCCAAGCTTTACGAGCTGGTGAAATAAACCACGAATCAGTGGTTTTAGTAGATATACTCGTCAATTTTCTTCAAAAACTTAAGAGAGATTTAAGCGATCCTCTTGATATAAATAAAGACTTGATCAATTTACTTTTAAAATATAAGTTGATCATGCTGTTGAGTCCATTACCACGAAAGAAGCTGAAAGATAAGTTAATTTTAACATTTACAAATCAGCCAATTTATGGTAGTATAGACCCTACAGTTAATACTAATAATACACTGTAATACATTGCAAATACAAAGGAAAAAATAAATATGTCATTCGAACAACTAAAAGCCAATCGCGACAACGCGATTTCAAAACTTGTAGCAGCTGGCGCTGATACAAACGAAAAGAAAAAAGACTATGGTGACGACCGTCAATGGAAGCCAACCGTAGATAAAGCAGGTAACGGATATGCCGTTATTCGCTTCTTACCCGCAGCTGAAGGTGAAGATCTTCCATGGGTACGTTATTGGGACCACGGATTTAAAGGATCTACTGGTCGTTGGTACATCGAGCGTTCTCTTACTTCAATTGGTCAACAAGATCCCGTCTCTGAATTGAATTCAGAATTATGGAATACTGGTCGTGATGAAGATAAAGAGATTGCACGCCAACGTAAGCGTCGCTTACACCATGTTTCAAATATCTTAGTCGTATCCGACTCTGCAAATCCTGAAAATGAAGGAAAAGTCTTTCTTTATGAGTATGGTAAGAAGCTTATGGATAAGATTATGGATGTAATGCAACCTCAGTTTGCTGACGAAACTCCAGTTAATCCATTTGATTTCTGGGGCGGAGCAAACTTTAAGTTGAAGATTCGTCAAGTCGAAGGCTATCGTAATTACGATAAGTCTGAGTTTGATGCACCTACTCAACTTTTTGATGGTTCTGAAGCACAGCTCGAAGAAGTTTACAATAAACTTCATAAGCTTGGCGAATTCACAGATCCAGCAAGTTACAAGACTTATGCTGAATTGAAGAAAAAGCTTTACGAAGTAATTGGTGAAGCAGATGTGGCAAACACATTTACAACTGCTCAAAATGTTGAGCTAAACACCACTAAAGAATCGGTGACACCCAATTCGGTTGAGTCTTCGGTGGACGAGGTAGGCCCGACTGGCTCGAGCGAAAGTAGCGCAGGTGACTCTGATGAGGACACACTAAGCTACTTTGCTAAGTTAGCACAGTCTTAATAGTAGGGTTGAGCCGAGTCCTAACGGTTCGAGGAGTGGTCTTTATGGCCACTCCTTTTTTAGGTTACCAATCGTCGACGTCAGTACCACCTGCGAGAGCTCTGCGTTGAGCCGCTAAAGAACGATTATTATCGTTTACCATTATAGTGGTTGGATTCATTGATATATTATCTCCACCACCCGAAGATGAACCACCTCCACTCGGTATCACGACCACTGGTGCTGGATCTGGTTTTTCTAAATCAATCAAATCTTGTTGGGCGTCTGCTTTCATTTTGTCCAGAGTTCCTCCTAAACCAGGAATCCAATCAAACATATCAGCGACAAACAGTTTTATTTTAGCAAACATCTTTTTAATCATTTTACCAATATTAAATTTTGCTTTAAGATCAGTAAGAAAATCAGGACCAAAAATATCTTTTAAGAGGCCGACGAGCGAGTTAAACGGTGCCAAAACGACAGATATGACGTTACTCCAGATACCCATTAAAGCATCCATTATTCCTGAACCGTCGAGTGTAAATATAGCAACGATTAAGTCAACTACTCCTCCGATTATGCCGTATATTCCTTCAATTAATTGATTAACTCCATCCATCATTCCAGCTGCTAAATTGTCGAGTCCCATCCACTCGAAGAGTTTCGTAGGAATCCACATTAACATACGAATAAGAGAACCAAATAAACCATCAAGTAGCGATATAATACCTCCTTTAATGCCTCCGATAATTCCGTCTTCTTTATATCCTCTCATGAATCCTTTGACAAAGTCAAACACACTCATAAGAATCGTAATTGGCAGAAAGAGTTTACCAAGTACTCTACCTGCAACCTTCGCGAATTTAGTGACTACGCCAAAACCTTGTTTAAATCCTTTTGTAAGAGGCCTAAATATTCGTTTAACAACACCTCCTACTTTTTTTAAGAATCCAAAAAACTTACCTAAAACCCCGCTAGATTTACCTGCGCCACCAAGTATCTTTTTAACTTTGTCAAAACCCTTTACAACTTTCGCAAACTTATTTTTAAAGAAATTCTTAATATTGTCGAAAAAGTCTGTAGCTGGTTTAAATATTTGAGCTAATTTTCCTTTAGTTAGTTTATTAAGAAACTTAATTTCAGTCGAAAGTTGTTTGAAGAATGCCACTGCTAAAAACACAGGTGCCAATAAAAGACCAACTGCTGCGCCTAAAGCAATGCCAATGTATTTTAAAACATTCGCTCCTTTTGTCTTAAAGCCTTCAGCAAGATCAGCCATGCCATCTCGAATACTGTCTCCAATATCCTGTAAACCGTCATACATGCTTTCAAAAAGAGAACGTTGCTCAATGTCGCTCTCAAGCTTCTTTAAGTCGTTCTTTTCTTGTTGCTTTATAAGCGGTTCAGTAATAGCACCAGGATCAACAATCTTTACTTCTGCAGCATTTTGAAGCGTAACCTTTTGGATTACACCTTCTAAATCTTTCTTTGTGACTGGTTTATCATCTGCCATTATTTCTTTGTTGTTCCTTTATTTTTTCTTCTTCGAGGTGGTCTTTTAATAGAGTAAGATAAATTTCCCTCTCCCATGGTATCATGTTTTCAAGTTCCGTTAAACTGTATTTATGATGCTGGACCAAAGAAAACTGAACATGATAGTAATTTTCTAAATTAATATGAGAAAGGGCTATGCGAAAAAATCCGATAGTCCTGATAATACCCTTTCATTTTTATGACCGTTTTTACATGTGAATTCAATCTTATGCTCAAGACGTGGCATGTTTGTAATCCACTCTTGTATAAGTAATAACTGTTGATGACTTAAAGAGTCGATAAATGTTTCGAGTTCTTTTGGGTCTGTGTTTGAAACTTCGTAAACAGAATCAGCGTCGTAAATACTTTCAATCACCGACATAATTCCTTCGGTCATGTTGTTTGTATTTTTTAGCTTAGCTGAACGTTCCATTTCACGAAGACCTGGTGCTTTCAATTTAATGCCAACATCAGGTGTCAGTTCGATCGTATCTGATTGCTCGTCTTTAGTGATAACCTCAACTTCAGTAAGGTTAATCGTAAGTGGTACATATTCTTCACACTCAGAGCATTTCACGCTGATTTCAGATGTCTCTCCAACACTTTTCCCGCGAAGATTCAAGAATATATACTCGATATCATACATAGTAAGTGTATAGAGGTCCAATTTTCCAAAAGTACATGATTTTACGATGTCTTTCAGAGCAGATACCATAGCGGTCTGTGTATTCGTCTCTTGTGCTATCATAAGAATCTTCTCTTCTCTCACAAGAAACGGTCGATATTCGACTGTTTGTCCACTCGACGGTATCGTTAAGTGATATTTTGGTGCTTCAATTACTGGTAATGCCATAATTTATCTCATTTTATTTGTTATATTAGTCGCCTTAATGCTCCTAATTTGTTTTTCACTCCGCTCACTAGCGAAGAGATTGCTCCTTCTACTTCGAACCGATCATAAACCATTGTCACGCTCAGAGAGTGTGTGGCATCAGCCGATTCGTTGCTTAATTCGATACTGTTGACACCAGTAGGATAAGCGCCAATCAGTTTTACACCATAAACCGGTGTATTGTTACGATCCAATTGCTGTATAATGACGTCTGTCTTATACTGTGCTGGATACGATACAAGATTAGTGACAGGATCGATGACCGAACCTTGCCACCTATCAAAAAATTTCTTTACATAATAGTCATTTGTAAGTAAAAAAGAGAATGTAATGTCTTCGTCGACTACTGACACTGGATACTTACGTGGGTTTCGACCAATCGAGTCATAATCACCAGTCTGAACAAGCCGACCCGGCAACGAACATGATTGGCATAAGATAGTAATATCACGTGGGTCGTTCACTAATCCACCAAGAGAGAATGTTCCACTCAATGCAGAGGCTGCCATCGACTGTAAATCAAGATTCAACAGCGATTGTGTTGGTGGCGTCATAGTAATACTAAAACGATTGGCCTGAGAAACTCCACCGCGTTTACTGATTGTCGCCTTCAGATCATCAATCGTATTCGGATTGGTCGTGTTCTTTATGTCTTTAAATAATCCCATTTGTTATATCATTTTCTTTGATTGTGTCCAGACTGCTCCTTTTGTCTTCTTTACGAAGTACTCAGTAGGCAGAAACAGTACAGCTTCCCATTCGGCAGCTGGTACCTCGACCATTTTCGATTTGACATGCTCTGTCAGATAACGTTTAAAGCATGGCTTATAAAATTTTAGCTTACTCGAACCCTTCAGAAGATCATATTTCATTCTTAATTTAGTGGTTGAGTTATATTTATCATTATTTGTAAAGCCTGTGAGCCTATCAAAAAAGATTGCACGTTGTTTATGTGGTAGGTAATGTAGATTTAAACCAAAAAATCCACCTTCGGCTTTCTCTACCATAAAAATCAGTGGAAATCTATCATAATAAGGCAGAGTTTTCTTATGTTTCGGATCATAGAAGTACATAAACATACGGCCAACCAGCGGTTTTTTTACCTTAAAATCATTTAATAAAGCCTTCCGAGACGGTGATTTCACATCTCTTAACTTCTTCTGAAACCACTTACGAGCTTCATCACTATTCTTAGTAATACCAGCGCGGAAAGCCTCAGCTTCTAATTTATCCATATAAGTTGTTGCCATAATTCTATTTATATGTTTATGTGAGTAATTTAATACCCAATCCGCGTATAGTATCCTCATGCCAAACATAAAACTCCATATTATTATGGGTAGCGAACGCGCGGGCAGCCTCCCACTTCGACTGATTCTTTGCATAGGTCATGACTTCCTTTATATAACGCTTCGTCTTACGGCCACTCTTATTCTGTATAGGGGGCAAACATTCCTTCTTCGGCTTAATTTCAATCAGTGTACACTTTCCATGTGGATAGTCGCAATTCGCCCACCGTACGAAGAGATCAACATAGTAGCGATGAACCTTTCCGTCGGTCTTACAGCGATACCTTACGACTACCTCTTCAGCAGACCAACCCAATACAGAGGGGTTATGATCTAGCCAACGCATAACCTGTCGTTCCCATAGACTACGATACTTACACTTCAATACATTACCCTCGTATTTTTGAGGATTCTTCACTCTATATGTACCTGAATATGCCACAAATTTATATAAATAACAACAGAGACTATTTATATATGGCTACAACATCAAGTTTATTACAGAGCGCGAAGACAGCAGTAGGTAAAACTACACAAGAAGCCGCGAGTGGATTACAACAAAACCATGCATCTGGATTTCGTAATGGCGGTAACGAGACGTTAGAGTTTCCTTTAGATCTCGGTGATCTACGTCGACCTATTATACGATTCAGTTGTATACCACATGATGCATCAGAACCGATCGAGTCAATATGTTTGCCTTACCCACAAGGTGTAGCGTTTAATGATACAGCAAATTATTCTACGATTAATATGGGTACAGTGTCTGCTATGGCGGATATAGCCAAAGCCGTCGGCGGGGCAGAAGGTATTGGTGGTAAATTAAAGGCGGCAGCGGGCGAAGCAGGTGCACAATCATTTTCAGGCGGCGGACTTGGTGCCTCTATATTACTCTCGAAGAAACTTGGTATGGAAGGCGTAGCGAAAACCATGGAGTTTACATCAAAGCAAGTCGTCAATCCTCGGACCAACACGGCCTTTGACGGCAACTCGTTAAGATCGTTTCAGTTTGATTTCAAAATGATAGGCAGCTCAGCACCTGAGGTGCGAATGATTGATAACATACAGAACTGCCTAAGGAATAACTCTTATGCCAAGGAGATTGGTGGGAGGAAGACAATGCTTCAGTACCCTTCACTATGGCATATTGAGTTCATGGACCCAGACATGCAGGAGTTACAGTATGTTCCGAAGATTTTCAGTTGTTACTTGACTGCGGTCACGACTACGATTAATGCGAGTGATAATACTTTCCGAAATGATTACAGTCCGCATGAGGTTGATGTGAGTCTTCAGTTCCAGGAGAGTAAGATACTTACAAGGAACGAAATAGAGGACCTAGAAATGAACAGCAACAGGGAGAACGCTGATACATCCTTTATCAATGAGAAGAAAGAGGATCTTGTCTCTGCTCAAAAGTCTTTAATAAATAAACTCGCTGCTGATGAAGCAGCTGCTGCACGAAAAGCAGCAGAAAAAGAAGGATAGATATGACATTTTTTACACAGTTTCCAAAGACTACATACAGTATTGAATCTGATGGGATTCAGACTGATATCACAGACATCTATCGGTATGTTGATGTCGTAGAGAGATCTTCTCAGAATGTATTGGCTTATAAGATCGCTGATGTGTTTGATGGTGAAAGACCTGATAATTTATCGCAACGGCTCTACGGTACACCTGATTATTACTGGACTTTCTTTATTGCCAATGATAATCTCAAGGACGGTATTGAGGCCTGGCCAAAAGCTGATGTTGAGGTTGCGGCCTATACCGACCTGATCCATAAAGACACTGCGGCCTTTCGTTTCCCGTATGAGATTCAGGGTGAGGGCAATACAGCAAATACTTTTACTCTTGCGGGTCTTCCGTTACAAGATAAAAAATTCGCGCCGTTCTTATATCTCTTCTCGGTTCAAGATGTGACATCGATCGATGGTACACTCGTAAAGATTTATAACCGGGCCCGTATTATTGACTATAGGCCGAATCTCTCTCAGATCTGGATCGATACATCGACGATCGATTGGTGGTCTGACTACGAGCCATACAAGGAGCTGATTGGGGGAGGAGGAGCACTTGATGTCGAGTATAAGAAGCGTGCACAAAGAAAGATATTTTACACTGGCAGTTCGAGTGATAGTTATACGGTGAGATTTATTAATCCTTATGAAAAAGACGATGGTAAAATATATGCAGAAACGCAGAATTTACAGCAACGATTTATCGACGATGTTCGGACTGTCGCAAAGAAATTTAAGCCGAATCAAGGATACGATATTAAAACAAATGACCAAGTCGAGGACTCGTATCAACTCAAGTCGACACAATACTGGCAGCGTGGAAAATTGGCGCCTGCCCATTATTATAATCCGGTCTCGATCGAAGAAGAACAAACTGAATACTCTGCTGGGCCCGAAGCTACAAACTATGTGAGCCGTGAACAAGAAATATACGATGATAATGACGCGCTTCGCCGTATTAAATATGTTTCGCCTCAATATATTCAGGCTTTTGCACTCGAATATAAGAAACTTTTAAATGAATAATTTTACACGATCCTATGGAGATTCAAGTGGTAATTCGACAAAGAGCTCTTCGTTCGAACTACTTTCGGTAGATATCACCAATAATAAAGGTGTCACAAAAGACATCAAGAGCATGATCGGTTATACGAAGATCCATGAAGGTCTTCTTTCGCCGTCTCTTATTCTTGAAATGGGTATTCGTGACGAAGTCAATTTCTTTGAGGAGTTTGGTATTAGTGGTAATGAGTATCTCGATCTTGAGATGAATGTGACCGCTCTTGGTGTTACACAAGAAATTAGACTTCGTTTCTATATTGTCACATATGAAGACTTCGTAAAAGGCAAGGACCAACAAGTCCAGGTTTATACGCTTACAGCAGTTTCAGAGTTTGCATATATCGCACCGCTCAAAACGATTTCAAGGTATGTTTCTGGTACAGCGACTTCAATCATCGAAAGAATATTTCGAGATGATTTAAATTTTCCGCAAATTCAAGTCGAAGGCAAGTGTCAATCTTCTTATGACGGTATTATTACAATTCAGAATCCTTTAGCTGCTTCACAGAAAGTTCTTGAAAGAGCGTTCGATGATAATAACACTCCTTTCCTCTGCTATCAAAAGTTGAGCGGTATGGTTTCGGTGTCATCGCTTTCTTTTCTGACTGATCAAGACGTTTACAAGGAGTTTATTCAGAAGACAGAACTTGAATCAAATCCAAATACACCTGAAGAGTTCTTTGAAAGATCGACTCAGATGGAGAATTTAAAAAGTAAAATCTCTTTATCGCCTACATACCAAGCAACTGATGGAATCTACGCTTCTGAAAATCGTTACATCGATATTGCAACGAAGACATATCGCAATCATATCTTTGATGCAAGTAAACATTTAAAGGCCGAATATACGACATCGAAGAAACTTGTTTTTGAGGATTCTGCAACTGTGACCGACAAACGAAGATCAGAAACACCAGCTTCTTTTAATCGAATACCAGGTGCAAAGATCAATACTTCAGTTGTAAATCGAAATTCTTTTGGAGGATTTGAAAATATCGCGGAACTTCTTGAAAAGAATAAACACCTTTCAAATGCATATCTTTCTTCTTATGATATATGCACTCACTCGTTCAGTGTAATGGGTGATCCGCTTCTCAATTCAGGCCGTGTTTGTAAATTACTCTTTCCGAAAGCAACCGATCCAGGCGTCTATAAAGAATTCGCGAATAAATCAATTACTGAAACGTATGATAACGTTTTATCTGGAAACTACATGTTATTCTCGGCGGTTCATAGTTTTGTCGAGGGTAAATATACTACAGAGGTCACATTTAAGACAGACTCGCTCAACCAAAATATTACATCATAATGAACTTTTTTATAGGAGTAGTAGAAGACGTAAACGATCCATCCGAAAGGAATCGAGTTCGTGTTCGGATCTTTGGTAAACACAGCGAAGATATTACGTTGATTCCGACTGAGCGATTGCCATGGAGCAATGTGATGATGCCTGTCACAGCAGCTTCGGTTCCAGGTGTAGGTGTATCAATTGGATTAGTTCAAGGTTCATGGGTTGTTGGAATGTATCTTGATAAAGATCAAAGTGAAAACGTAATTATTGGTTCTCTTCCATCAGAATCTACAGCACGTCCAAAAGGAAGTGGCTTTCGTGATCCTGAAGGAATTCATCCTCGAGAAAACGGCAGTGATACTCCTCTTGTTGCTCGATCTACAGACTTTTCGAATGATATGGTTTACACACAGAAACGAGGATTGCACATAGAGAAAATTGCAATTGCAACTCCTGCGAAATGTGGAACTCTTGATAAAAGCAAGCATGAATCATATTTTGAAAACAAATCTTTTGACATGATCAAATATGATTCTGTGATTCAACCAAAATATCCAGACAACAAAGTTTATAAAACCGAAGGAGGTCACTGTACTGAGTTTGACGATACTCCTAATTATGAAAGAATTTCAGAGATGCATTCTCCTTCTGGCACGTATCGAGAAATTGTAGCAGACGGATCTTCAACTACTGTCGTGGTCGGAGATAATTATCAGGTTGTTCATAAGAGCAATAATATTTACATTCAAGGAAATTGTAATGTGACTGTTGATGGAGAAATGAGGACCCGTGTGAAAGGTGATTATCACCTCGAAGTTGAAGGTAATTATACACGTAAACTTCACGGCAACTCTCATACAGATATCGGCCTTTCAGAATTTAAAGAAGTAGGTGGAAACTCTGGTTTAAATGTCGGAGAAAATCAAAACATACTTATAGGAATTAATCAAAATGAAGTTGTCGGAGGAAACTCTACTTTTACAGTAAACAAAGATTCAAACATTATTGTGAAGAAAAATCAAACGAATATTACAACTGGACAATACACTCTTACTTCTTTAAAGAACGCTAAATTTTCTTGTCCTGAAAAAATACATATTAATACACCAGTTGCTCGAGTAAGTGGTGATTGTATTGCAGGTGGTGGAGGAGTTTCATTGGTTACACATACACATACACAAAACAGCGGTAATCACTATGGTGGTGGTGTAAATAATAATGCGCCGAATAGCGGAACAGGAGTTGGATCATAATGACTACAGCAAACATAGGAATTGGAATAGGAGCAGATGCAAATAGTGATGGAATCATTACTTATGCTGATGTTGGAAATTATCTTGGAACTGTAACTCGAGCCCAAGCTGAAACTACTGGTGGAGCATTAAAGATAAAACCAGATCTGTCCGGGTGGTCGATGTTTATTACTCCTAGTTATTTAAGAGGAAATCATAGCACCTCGAGGATTACTGATGCTCATGCTAATGCATTAGGCTTAACTTGGGTTATTGATTATCATAACTACATTGCTCAGCAAGCCTCCACTTCAGCAGCTGAAAATATAATTATTGATGAATATAAACCGCCTGTTGTATTAAGCGAAGAACAAATAACAGCATTAAGCTCAACTAATAATAACGACGCCGCGGCTCTTGAAGTATCTGCTGAACAAGAAGAGGCAATTCAGACAATTGAGGATTCTCAATTTGACGATGAAATTAATCAACAAATTGCTGAACTTTCAAAGAGTAGAAATGTTCCTCTAAGAAAGATTACCGATAATGGTCCAGTTAAAGTTTTAGGAACAGGATTTAATAGTGTTTCAATAAAGTGGAATGGAGGATTACACAACATAGGAACAACTGCTAATCTGTATTTACAGTTGCAAGGCTGGGATAGGTGGAATGATTTTCCTACTTTAGTTCAAATTGGAGATTTGGTGTGGGCCTGGAGAGATACTTATAAAAAATCAGGCGGTGATTATAACGGGTGGTATAAAAGTCGATGGCAGCTTGTTGATATACGTCTTTCTGAACCAGCAACAAATGTTGCATATCCTCCTCCTGCTAATAATTCAAGTATTAACCCGCTAACTTATCAAATTGGTGAAAGTGTGGGTGAAAGCCCAGAACTAGAAACCCTTCAACCCCCGGCGTATTTCGAATATGTCACTTCTCAAACTGCAGGTAATGATTCGGATGATGTCGGTGATTGGTCGAAAGGTTATCATACAGATCGAGTTCTAACTTATGCAATTCCTACATTTGAAGGAGGAGATATAACTCACTATAAAATTGGTGGTGTGAGTGGTGCTGGGCAATATGTCAATGGTATGGGTGGTGAAGGCTATTTAATAGATAAAGGCGGCACGATGACATCATTAAAAGTAGCCATGTTTTTTCCACCGATAAGATACAAATGGCAATTTGAAAAACTATACGGAAAAGAAGAAGATTGGTATGTGCCTCAACAAACTAAAATTTGGGACGTGGGCACGTACAAAACTGGAATAGCACCTTACTATGCTTATGAGTTTCCAGAACCACCAGCAAGTAGTTTTAGAGATATCGCCGGAGATAATACTGGAAATGGAGTCGATGATTCTGCAATTGCTAAAATTAAAGATAACGCATTAGCAACTGGAATTGGTCTCGCAAGCGGCGTTTTAGCTACAGGCATTTTGAAGAAAATATCAAATTGCGGACTTGATATTAATACACAGGGTTTGAATGACACTCTTGATTCGTTCAAGTCCTCAATTGGAGGAGCAGTCGATGCATCTGGTCTAGGAGCGTTAGCTGCAAAAGCACAGACTTTAAAAACCACATTAACTTTAAATTTACCAAAAATTCCTGAGCTTCCAGATTTTTCTACTCAATTGGCTGCTCTTAAAATGCAGAGCGAGAAGTCAGTTGCGGCTTTCAAAGAAAAATGGGGAAATGCTGTAGATAAGATTGATGATATAGTTGATAAAGTAAAATTTGATCCAGGAAATTTTGACATATGTTCAGTAAAAGACATTAAAGCAGAATTGAAGCTCGATGAAAAAGGAGCATATGTCAAAGCGCTAATACCAACAAAGGTAGAAATTCCTCAAAATAAGCCCGATGAACTTATCAAAACTGTTGTGATACTGGATGAAGCTGCAGAAAAAGCTCAAAGTCCTGCTGAAGAAGAAAATGAGTTAAATCCAAAAAAGGCCAAAGAAGGAATGGATCTATACGTAGATGCATGGGCTAAATTGTACAAAGATAAAGAAGTGATTGCTGCTCATCCTACTCAAGAAGAAATTGAAGAAGCAAATGATGTAATGAAAAAAATGACGGCTTCTCGTGGATATAAACAATTTAGAAATTTAGTAAATAATAAAAAGAGCAAAAATATCAATACACCGTATTTCCATAAATTTATTGATAAAGAAAAAGAATTTATTCCTATTCTTGCATTTGCTAAAAAATATAGATTTATTAATAACAATGCTAGGAGATACATGACAAATCAATTTATTAAATCTGCGGTGTTTTATTATAACGAGACCGTAGCTCCAGATAGTCGCGAAGTTCGTGGATTTATGAGAGAAGCTTTTCCTCGTCGATCTTTTAGGCGGGTTGGAGAATTATATTTAGATTTTAGAGCGGTTGTTACTGTTTATACACAAGAAGATTACGAAAGAGAATTGGCGTATAAAGATCTTATAAATAAAAAGATAGTAGAGTACATTTGGAAAATAGATGTAATAAAAGCAATTGCTTCATATGGAATAGTTCATCCAGCCGAAAATACGAGTTTAGTAAAAGAAGAAGCTCCAGAAAATACTGACCCGATACCCGCACAAAGATATGTAGATGTGCTAGACCCATCTACTGGTGAAGTAATTGGAATTGAAGATCGAGTAGATGGGGTAATACGGCCAGTATAAATATAGAAAAAGAAGAAACACTAGAAAATGTCACACAATATAAATCACACATTCGAAGAAAGAGATATTCTACAACCAGACGTAAATGGATTTGTAGAAGAAAAATTTTTAAGGTACGTCCTTGTAGAAGAACTTAGAAATTCTAAACTTGCTGGGTATCTTACTACTGATGCAGATCAATATGGAATTTTTTCAGGAGCTCCTGAAGAATACGCGGATTACTTTGTAACTACTGCAAAGGGAGGTTCAAATCTAAATACATTTAATTTTAAAAATGTCGTAAAGTATTTAGAAGATGGAACTCGAGTTGATAAAGAATTGATTGGTCTATTTAATATCGATCCTTCAACTGTGGTTCCTTCGAAAGAACAACTCTTTATACCTAGAATAAATATCCGAGAAGCCATAAACTTATATGCTACTCGAATACTTGAAGATAGATTAATGCAACCAAGTGATATTGATCTTGATGGAATATTGATTGGAGGATCTGCAGCTAATGCATTAACGACCGAAGGTGGACTTGCAATTACGGGAGAAAATGATGAACAGCTTACCATCGAAGAATAATGGCATCAGATCGAATTACTAAAGAGACCGCACAGAAATGTCCACTTCCCCCAGTAAACTGGCATTGGATAAAGGCTTCTGAAATATTGGCTCAGCCTACAGTTAAAGATAATATTCATGCAGTTGGTTTAAACAAACCATTAGTTGAATCTTTACAGCGTGAGCCAGAAATATATAATCCTATTTTATGTTTAACAAGTTGGTGGCCACTTGTAGGAAGTCAACGTCTTCGAGCCATCTGGGAAATTAGACATAAGATAAATCCAGATTATAATCCTGATTTAAAAGTTGCTCGTATCGAAAAAGATTATTTGAACTATACCGCTCTTTGGCCTGAAAAAGAATTTGGCACAAAGATGAGACAAGTCACATTTCAAATGTGGGAATTAGTTTTTAAATCGCTGTGGTTTGAATCAACTCAAACTAAAGACGGAATTCCTATGACTGAATTCGAAGATGAAGGTGATAGAAACGAAGGATGGAAGTATGTTACTCGGAAGGTTTCGGATGAGCAGCCTTCACAGCAGCACGATGGTCAAGAATAGACTGATCGTCTCCAAAATCAACAGTAATTGAATTGGCTTCGAGCACTGTTTTGAGTTTATCAATCATATCGTAAAGTTTACCGATATCGTCGTCGCCGGCTTCTTTATAGTGCATGCGGCGTTTCTCTACGTATGGAAGAGCTTCATACTGCTCTTGAGTAATCTGCGGTATTTCTCGATCTATATTATTCGTTTTAAATGCCATTATGCGTAGTCTCCGAAAAGGTTTTGATTGTCTATTAAATCAGACATATTGTATTCTGTTTGTGCTGGTAAAGTT